GAAATATCCACTCATCCCATTCAGATCAAAATCCAACGGACTCCATTTAGTTTTATTTATTGATGGTGTAGTTCCTGCATCTTCAATGCGTAAAAAATTAATTGAGCTTGCTTCTGATCTTGGTGTCAATGATACCACGACAGATATTTATCCTGCACAGGATGAAGTAGATCTTACACCCGAAGATTGGAATAAAAAAAGAAAAGGTAACTTTGTTAATTTGCCTTATCAAAAGGCAAAAATGACTACTAGAGTTGCAATGGACAACGATGGTAATTCAATAAAATTAGAAAATTTATATAAATTTGTATCTGATTATAGATTAAATCCCAAAGAGTTTGGTAAACTAAAAATTTTTCAAGATGATGAAACGAAAGACTACCCACCTTGTGTAGTTAACTTTATGAAGAACAAAGTTCAAAAAGGTGAAGGTCGTAATGATGCAATGTTTAATGTTGCAGTGTTAGCAAAAAAAATAAATGCAGATCCAGTTATGTATGAAGATTGGACAAGAAATTTAATGCCTAAAGTTTGTAGCGAACCATTACACCCGCAGGAGTTAAATAACATATTCAAAGGTGTTGAAAATAAAGAATATGCTTACAAATGTAAAACATCTATTGCAAGAATGCATTGTTCATCAAGTACATGTTTAAGACGTAAGCATGGTATTGGATCAAACGAAGCTTTACCTGAGGTTGGTAAACTTTTAAAAGTAAATTCTTATCCAGAACCTTATTGGATTTTACCTATTCAAGGTAAATCAATTAGACTTAGTACAAAACAATTATACCAACAGCAGTTGTTAGGAGAACAATTATTAAATTACGATATTGTTTGGAGAGCATTAAAACCTAGTAAAAGAGATCCAGATCCTTACAGAGATTGGTTAGATGAATTAATAAGTAACAAACAAGATATGGAAGGATTTGATGCAGGAGAAGAGCAACAAGATGTATTTAATTCTAGAATGACAAAATTTATCGAAGACATAGAAGATACCACTGAATTTGATCAAATAGATTCTGGTAATATATGGAAAGATGAAGTTGAAATGAGATTTAAGCTAGAGACGTTTAGATCTTTTATGAAAAAAATGGGTTATAATTGGAATGAAAAAGAATGCACTAGATTCTTAGAACAAGGTAAAGCACTTCCTAAAGCTAAGTTTAAAGGAATTCAGACTAGACATTGGGTTGTGACTCTACCAAAACAAATGGAACACAAAAATAAAGATGTCAAATTTACTAAAGCAAAAGCTGCGTGGGAAGACAATTAAAATATTCGGTCCTCCTGGTACAGGCAAAACAGAAAATTTACTTAAAAGGGTTAAGAGGTACCTTGAAAAAGATTACTCTCCAGACGAAATTTGTTACGTATCTTTTACTAATAAAGCGGTGGACGAATGTGTTGCAAGGGTTAGACAAAAGTTTAAAGGGTATAGCGAAGATGATTTCTCATATTTTAGAACATTACATTCTTTGGCCCGACAACAGTTTGCTGAAATTCCCGTATTAGATCCTAAAGCAGACCTGCTGATGTTTCATACACAATACGGCACTGTCAAGGTAGGATATAAAGACACTTGGGATGATCAAAAAGTATATAATAATTGGTCGCTTCAAATATATGACAGGGCAAGAAACATGAAAGTAGATCCTGTGTGGCTTTACAAGCAACAATCAAGAAAGTCCGTTAGGCTACAACAATTTAAATCAATTATTGCTGGTTACGAAGAATTTAAAACAATGGAGACGGAGAACGGAAAACGGACAGCTGACAGATTAGACTTCACTGATATGGTACAAAAGTTTATCGATGATGGCCTTGTAGTTCCTTTTAAAGTTTTAATGGTAGATGAAGCTCAAGATCTGACACCTCTACAGTGGGACATGGTAGTTAAAATGGCTGAATCAGTGGAGAGAGTCTATATTGCAGGAGACGATGACCAAGCAATTTATGAATGGAATGGAGCTGATGTTAATTTGTTTCAAACCTTTCCCGGTAAATCACTGGTGCTAAAAAAATCTGTTAGATTAAATAAAAACATACATTTATTTTCAAAGTGTTTGTTAAATTCTATGGGTGATAACAGAATACCTAAAGAGTTTTATTCTAATGGTAAAAAGGGATCTGTTCATAGATGGAATGGTTTAAAAAAAGTACCTTGGGATATGGATGGAAGTTGGATGGTGTTGGCTAGAATTAATGACGTAAAAAGAGAACTCCAACAGGAGGCGAGGAATCTAGGTTTATATTACCAAGATCAAAAAAATAATAAGTCTTTTGATCCTAATCAGTTTTCTGCGATTAATTATTGGGATAAGATTTGTAATGGTGGAAGTATAACTAGAGAAGAAGCTGTAACAATGTATGAGTTTTTGTTAAACATAGACCACGGATACCGGTCAGCGGAGAGCAAAAAGTGGAGTTTTGCACATCCAAATCAAGTCTTTACATTTGATGAATTACATTTAAGGTGTGGTATGCGTGATGAAAAAGGTCCTTGGAATCAAGTATTTAAGAGAAAATTTAAAGATAAAGATAAACAATATTTTAAAAAACTTATGAACGAAGGTGTAAATTTATCACAACCACCTAAAATTATTATAGATACCATACACCAAGTAAAAGGTGGTGAAGCAGATAATGTTGTCCTGGCGAGTAAATGTAACTTCCCATCACACTTTGATAAAAAAAATTTAGCAGATAAAGTAAAAGAACTTAGAGTTTGGTACACAGGTGCAACTAGATCTAAAAGCACACTCCATCTGTTGGGTACTTACCATCAATATAATTTTCCACTAGGCAAATATTACAAACAATACGAGGCTAATTATGACAGATAAAGATATGTTCAATGACGTATTTCCACAAGACAAACAAGTTGGAGGATCCCACTATAAATTTTTTACCATTCAACCGTATGAATTTATATCAAAAAATAATCTTTCTTTTTTCCAAGGCAATGTAATTAAGTATGTTTGCAGATACCTTTACAAAAATAAAATTGAAGATTTAGAAAAGATAAAACATTATTGTGATTTAGAAATTTTAAAACTTAAGGATGACAAAAAGAAAAAATAAATTAGTTATGTGCGAACGTTGTGATGACATAGTTGCAGTAATTGTTCATGAATATAGTTATTATTGTGCAGACTGCGCATTGTTTGAAATGCACATACCTATAAAAAAAGCAGTATCAATAGAAGACGCAAACCTAAGTAGGAAAATACAATGACACACCAATTAAATTTTATATACAACGATAGTGATTGGATAGCTCCAGCAGAGTATCCAGATTTATCAAAAGCAACAGAGATTGCGATTGACTTAGAAACTAAAGACCCAAATATAAAAACTAAAGGACCAGGATGGGCAACGTTTGACGGACACATTGTAGGTTTTGCAGTTGCTGCACTTGGACAACAATGGTACTTCCCAATAGCTCATGATGCTGGTGGGAATATGGATCTGTCGATTACCTGCGCATGGATGCAAGACATTTTAAAAACAGATGCTACTAAAATATTTCACAATGCAAGTTATGATGTTGGTTGGTTATTAGTTAATGGTTTTGAGATTAGAGGTAAGATAGTAGATACTATGGTTGCAGCAGCAATCATTAATGAAAATAGATTTAGTTTTAGTTTAAATGCATGTGCTAAAGATTATTTAGGTGAAATTAAAAATGAGACGTTTTTAAATGAAAAAGCTAAAGAATGGGGTATTGACCCAAAAGCTGACCTCTGGAAGCTGCCTGCGGGCTACGTAGGCTTCTATGCTGAGCAAGATGCAGGCTTAACCTTACGTTTATGGCAAACACTTAAAACAGAGATATCTAAGCAGTCCCTACACGATGTTTGGGAGATGGAGATGGAATTATTGCCTATTTTAATAGATACAAGACGTAGAGGAATAAGAGTTGACGAGGAGAAGGCTTCTCTGCTAAAAAAAGAATTCAAACAAAAAGAGTCTGAGGTTTTATCAAGTATAAAATCTCAGACCACACTTGATGTAGATATTTGGGCAGCAAGAAGTGTTGCACAAGTGTTTGACCGAATAGGTGTTGAGTACCCACGGACAGCGAAAACTGACGAACCAAGTTTTACCCAAAACTGGTTAGTGAACTGTGATAACCCGATAGCGCAACTAATAAGAGAAGCAAGAGAAATAAATAAATTCCATTCAACATTTATAGACTCCATTCAACGTTATGTTCACAAAGGTAGAATTCATTCTGAAATAAATCAATTAAGATCTGACCAAGGTGGAACTGTATCTGGACGTTTATCATATTCAAATCCAAACTTACAGCAAATTCCTGCAAGAAACAAAGAGTTTGGAAATAAAATTAGAAGTTTGTTCTTACCTGAAGAAGGTAAACAATGGGGTAGTTTCGACTACTCACAACAGGAGCCTAGGCTTGTTGCTCACTACGCTGCATCTGTCAATGACCATTTTGAAGGTGCAGCGGAGTTCATTGAAGCTTATAAAAATGAGTCTGCTGACTTTCACCAGATTGTAGCTGATATGGCTGGAATAACTAGAACTCAAGCTAAAACAATTAATTTAGGTTTATTCTATGGTATGGGTAAAGCCAAACTAGCCAAAGAATTAGGTATTAACAAAGATAGAGCTGAAACTCTACTTAGACAATACGGAGAAAGAGTTCCATTTGTTAAAAGATTAGCTACAGAAGTAACCAACAGTGCCTCAAAATATGGCTTTATAAGGACCATAGGAGGCCGTAAATGCCGATTTGACATGTGGGAGCCTGCTACCTTCGGAATGAACAAAGCAATGCAATATGCGGAGGCTAAGGCTATTTATGGAAACAACATTAGAAGAGCCTTTACATACAAAGCTTTAAACAGATTAATTCAAGGATCCGCTGCTGACCAAACAAAAGAAGCTATGATACAATGTTACAAAGCAGGTTATAAACCATTACTACAAATTCATGATGAGCTTTGTTTTTCAATTGAAAAGGAAGAAGATATTAAAAAAGTTAAGGAGATAATGGAAAATGCAATCGAAAGTCTTAAAGTACCTTCCAAAGTTGATATCGCACTTGGACGATCCTGGGGAGAAGCGAAGGAATAGCGACCCCTGCAAAACTTGCAAGGGCACTAAACTTATTTTTCAGATTGAGGGTCTTGAGATTCTTCAGAAGGATCCTTGTCCTGATTGTTCTCCGACTCCTTCTCTTCTTCGATCTTACGGAGCTTTCTAAGTTCCGCGTAATAATTTGGATGTTTCCATTCAAACATTTTTGCTCTCCTTATTTTTTTTTATTTTACTATTATAACATGAGCAAATTTTTGGTTTTTTATTTTATTGAATAGTAGAGGGGTCACTACACCAGGGGTTTAATTCTAGATGCGACACTGAATGCTTTTGATTACTTTTTTAAATCTTCTATTTGTTTTGCTAATTTCTTATTATCTTCTTTTACTTCCCTAATTTCATTTTCGTATTTTAAACACTTATCAATCATCAAACTATCAGCTTCTTTTTTAGCTTCTTCTACTGCCCTTATTTTAAAAAATCTTAATTCTTCATTTTCATTTTTAAGCTTTTTAACTTCTGCATATAAAGCCATTTGATTAGATTGATATGAAGTTATTTCCGCTTCTTTAGAATCAATTATATTTTTTAATGACCTTGTTTCATTATTTGCTTTTGATTTAATGCTTTTAATCATAAAGAGATAAACTATGATACCAGCCTGTAACTATTTGTTTTTCAGATGTATGACTAACAATTCCTTTATGTGTGTGAGTCCAAATAGCTGGCCAAATTAAAGTCAAACCTTTTTCTGCTTTTGTAGCAAGTTTTTGTATTGCAAAAGCTGTACCACCATCTGGAACATCATTTAAATAAGTCATAAAAACTAAAACTCTTTTATAAGTTGGTTTACCCATACTGTTTTCGAAGTGCCATCCTTTAAAGCCTCCTCCTTTAGGATATTTTTGTAAATTATAATTTTCATTAATATCAAATTTTTCATTAAAATTAACTTCAGGGTAACGTTTAATGTATTCATCTAAACATTTTTGTAAGTAATGACGATAAACATTGAATGGAAATCCAAAATAATCTTTTTCAATGTAAAGATCTTTTGAATCTTTATGGTTTTTATCAATACCATATGAAGATAAGCCCACTGAAAATTTATCCTTATTGGCATCCATAAAATTTAAAATATCATCACAAATATTTTTTGGAATATACCAACCTCCAATTAAAGTATTAAAATCTATAGGATAATTAATTAATTTTTCGTCTTGGGACATAAATAGCCTACAGTTTTATATGAAAAAAAAATAAAAAGCTAGTTTAACTAGCTATATCAAGAAGACCTAATTTTGAGTCTTCTACGCTTTGATCATTGATCTTAACTTTGATCTCTTTGATCTTTATATCGATCCACTGCATATCTGGAGTAACTCTACCTTGCTCCAACGCTTGCGTTGCCCACTTGGACTCCAACTGAAGTTTCTCCGATATTAACTTTTGTAGGGCCATCTCGGTTTACCTCTTCGAAGGTTAAGAATAAAAAGTTAGGATCTTCAAACCCAGCACCTTCCTTCTCTGTTACTTCTCCTGAATCAACCTTCTTTACAAAACATTCAAGAGCGGTCTTATCATCATCAGCGCTAACGATCTCATCAAGATACACATTTTTGTATTTTACTTGGATACGATAGTGCTTCATAAGGTA